CTCTTATTGCCGGTACGAATCAGTCTAATTATGATCCCGGCAAATTTCCTGAATGTTTCCCTCGTGCATGGCAGCACGATTATTTTACGTCATGTCTGCCTTTTGCTCAAAAGGGGGATGATGTTTTGCTTCCTCTCACTTCTCAGGATGACATTCCTGTTGAGTTTCGGACGGGACACAATCAGTTGTTGAGGATTCCAAGTACTGGTGTTTCTGATCCTGACGATGGTACTCTTGAGAATAACGGAGGACAGTTGTGGAACACAGCCGGGGATAACAATACCGCCATTGACCCTAATGGTTCTCTCGTCGTGGATGTACAATCAGATGCTGTTACCATTAATACGCTTCGGCGTGCGTTTCGGTTACAGGAATTTCTTGAACGCTCTGCTCGTGGTGGCACTCGCTATGTCGAATGGTTGCTTTCGATGTTTGGCGTTCGTTCGTCTGATGCTCGTCTTCAACGTCCTGAATTTCTGGGACGTGTTACTCAAAACGTTGTGTTTTCCGAGGTTCTTGCTACTGCGCAAGAGACTACCGAGGAAATACCTGTTGGGCAGATGGCCGGACATGGTTTGTCGGTAGGTGGTGGCAGTAGTATTAATCTGCGTGCAGAGGAACATGGGTGGATGCTTGCCATAATGAGTGTTGTGCCAGATACCGCATATCAGGATGGTTTGCCTCGTGAATATTCGCGTTTCGATCGTTTTGATTATGTCAATCCTATTTTTGCGAACCTTGGAGAGCAAGAGGTTCTTAATAAGGAGGTTTGGCTTTCTCATACTGAACCCGAAGGAGTGTTCGGATACAATCCGCGTTATTCTGAAAAACGCTTCAAAAACTCTCGTGTCGCTGGTGAGTTCAAGACCAGTCTTGATTTTTGGCATTTGGGACGGCAGTTTACTACTTCTCCTCAATTGAACGAACAGTTCATTAAGTGCCAGCCGGGCACAAGGATATTTGCATTTGAGGGCGAAGCCGATACTCTTTACACCCAGATTTATTTCAAGATGTCTGCGGTTAGAAAACTTCCCGTATTCGGGATTCCTACGATATGAGACGTTTATGGCATGCTATACTCCTTATTCGGTTGATGTTAAGTACAAAAAGTATCTTGTTCCCTGTGGTAGATGCCCTTCTTGTCGTCATCGTAGGGTTAACGAATGGGTGTTTCGATTAATGCAGGAGGATGAGGTGAGCGTGACAAGTCATTTCGTCACGCTCACCTATAATACAGACCATGTGCCTATTTCGCCTAACGGGTTTATGACTTTGGATAAAGCGGATCTTCAAAAGTATTTCAAGCGTTTGCGAAAACTTTTGCCGAAAGATAATTATAAGGTTAGGTACTATGCTGTTGGAGAGTATGGTGGAAAGACTACTAGGCCTCACTATCATATGATTATTTTCAATGTGCCAGACGAAAATATGTTTTTCGATGCTTGGCATATAGATGGTATTCCTCTTGGTAGTGTACACGTTGGCAAGGTTTCTGGCAATTCAATTGCTTATACGATGAAGTACATGGAAAAGCCTAAGCGCAAGCCCTTGCATAATAGGGACGACAGGAAACCTGAATTTTGTCTTATGTCGAAAGGTATAGGGCAGACTTATGTTCACGATCAGTCAATAGATTATCACAATCAGGACATTTCAAGGTTGTATGTTGTGAAACCGGATGGCCGGAAAGTGGCCATGCCGCGTTATTATAGAAAAATGATATATGATGAGGATGCTATTAAGGCGCAGCCCGATCTTGTTGTTACCGCTATGCACCTTGCTGAACAAAAAGCAAGGTACAGGCATACGGGTGCTTTGTCATATGACGAAACGGTAGAGAGTGAAAAACTCAACAGGTGGAAAAAGTTTTTTTCAAATCATTCACAAAAAAATAGGTATTTATGAACCATCAACGTAGTTATTTTTTGCGTACGAAAAGTCCCGATTACCAGTCCACTGGTGAGACTAATACCCTTCCTTCAATGACCGTTCCCGGTCAAACACTTCCCCTTCGCACTCTTGTCGAACGTTACCGGCGTGGTGCCGACGTTGCTGTTTTTGACGGTCAATATACTGAGGATGAGTCAGTTACGCAAGTAGCGAAACTTGATAAGGTTGAGCGTGCAGACCTTGCCCTTCAGGTAAAGGATTCAATCCGTTCTCAACGCAATCAACTTGCAAAGTTGGCGCAACAGGAAATAAAGCAGCAGGTATCTGCTGATCCTTCTAGTGAAGATGCCATTACATCCCTTGATGTATAATGGCTGAATGACACTCGGCACGAAAATATATTTGCACGAAAGGAAAACTAAGTTTACGTTTGTGTCCGAAAGTGCTCACATGTTTGTGCCGGGTGTCTATCTACGTTAAGGGGGGTTCTAGGGGCGCAGCCCCAGACGTTGTTAACTTACAATTTTTTTCAAAAATGTCTTTGTTGCGCATTATTCTAACTCGGTTAATAAAACCTTTAATAACCTGCCGGGGGGTGGAGGGGGGCGGCGAGCGCCCCCTCCTTCCTACGGAACTACATACGTTCACATTCAAAATCTTTTCACATATGCCATTACCTGCTATACTTGCCGGTCTTGGAGCCATTGCTGGCTCTGCTATTAATTCCGGTTCACAGTCCTCTATCAATCGCCAGAATATGGATTTCCAGCGCCTTATGTATGAAAAACAGCGCGCTGATAATTTGGAATTTTGGAACATGACTAATGCTTACAATAGTCCTGCTGAACAGATGAAACGTTTTCAAGAGGCTGGACTTAATCCTGCACTTATGTACTCACAAGGGCAACCCGGTCTTGCTCCGTCACTTAAGTCGCCGGATACATCTCCTCCAGAACTTCGTAACCCTGAATGGGGTAATATGTTGACTGGTGGTCTTGGTATGATAAATGAGATTGCCGACCTCGACATTAAGCAAGCGCAAACGGATAACCTACAAGCGCAAAATACGGTGTTCTTACAGGACGCTGAACTCCGTCGTGCCCAAACTGACCAGACTCGTGCTGCAACCAATCGTCTTATCTTTGATCTTGGCTTTGACGAGGAATTCCGTGAAACAAGCGCTGAAATGAAAAAGGAAGGTTTGCGTCAACTTAAGGCCAATATTGATCTTTCCCTTCGTAAGGATTATAGAGAGGCTGTTGCCCTTTCTTCTTCTGTTGCAGAGGCTGCTGATCGTATGAAAACTGCTTATCAAACTCGCCTCGGCATGGAACTTGGACGCGCTAAGACATCTGCTGAAATTGATTCGATTAAGCAGGAAATGCGTCGTGTGAATGAGAATATCAAACTACTTAAGCAACAGGGTACGCTTAATCGTCTTGAAATTGAAATGAGAAAGAAAAACATGACGTTTAATGACCCTCTTTGGAGCCGTATGCTTGCTCCTGCTCTTCAAAAACTTATTTTTGGTTCAGAAGATATATACCGTACATCCAAGTCCTTTCAAGATGCTGCTGAAAAGAACAGATCGAAAGGCCCTGTTTCGCGTTCTTTGTACGAAAAACTTTTGTTTGGTTTTTGATTCTTCACTATAAAATATCATATCATGCGTTACAAAAAAAGATTTCGTTCTCGCTCTCGTTCTCGCTCTCGTTCTTCTTATACCTATACTGTACCGAGGGGGGGTATTCGGCTATGATCAAACATGCTATTTCAATAACAGTTGATCAATCGGGTATAATGGTTACTGCTTCGCGGTATGATACCGACCTTGGACCGGGCATACAGCCACCCGATTTTGATTTTGTAAAAGTCGAAGATTGTGCAGTATTTGCACAAATTATCTCACAAACATTATTTGCCTTCACTTGTATTCCGCCTACTGCAATTGAGGGCGCACAAATCAAATGGAAGGCGATATCTTATTCACCTTCAAATTCTTCTTCCGATGCCCAGCATGAACATATTCACCCAGGTAGCGCTCAATAAGCCTAAGCAAAGCAGGTTTGATCTGTCACATGAAGTTAAAATGTCTTTCAATATGGGGCGGCTTACGCCTGTCCTTGTTGAGGAAATAGTACCCGGTGACCGCATAACTGTTACCCCTAATATATTTCTACGGATGGCGCCTATGCTTGCGCCTGTTATGCACCGTGTTAAGGTTCAGACTGACTTTTTTTTCGTTCCTAACCGGTTGCTCTGGAAAGATTTCGGCCAATGGATTACTGGTGATTTGGATGTCGAGCATCCTTATTGTACTATGGATGATTCGGTGGATATATTCCCTTTGAAGTCCTTGGGCGATTATTTGGGTTATCCTACTGTGGCAACCAATGGCGACGTTGTCAAGTACAATCCGATGCCTATTGCTGCCTATTGTCTTATTTACGACGAGTACTATAGAGATCAGAATTTGGAGCCATCTACATTTTTTGAGCCTCTTATTGCCGGTACGAATCAGTCTAATTATGATCCCGGCAAATTTCCTGAATGTTTCCCTCGTGCATGGCAGCACGATTATTTTACGTCATGTCTGCCTTTTGCTCAAAAGGGGGATGA